CCAGCGCGTCGGGTGACGCTGCGCCATCAGCGTCAGCGACGACGCCCGATCCGTCGCCACCCGCCACGACCAGCCCGGGATGCGCAGCGGCGCCTCACCCGGCCACGGGCGGTCCACCTGTCGCCACGCGAAGTCGATTGCCCGCAAGCCCCAGCCCGCCATCGCACCCGGCCGGGATCGCACCATGCCGGTGACCGCCAGATATAGCGGCTCCAGCCCATGATCCTCACTCGCTTGCAGCAGCAGCGTCCCCGGCGTGGTGAGCAGCGCCGTGGTGGCGCGGGTCGCCTCGCGTCCCTCCACCCACACCGTCAGGGACCCCGACTCACCGCCGAGCCCCTGCGAGATCACCTGAGGCAGCACGCCCGCGCCGTCGACCTCGACAAAGGTGGACCGACCCGCCCGCGTCGCCTCATCCGGGTGCTTGATGCTGACGCGCATCGACAGGGACGGGCGCTCCACGTGGATCAGCCACGCCTCACACGGCCGCAGCCGGGGCACATCCACGACCGCCACCGGCCGCGCGCCCGCGACGCGGTAGAGCGCGCGACGCCCCGGCTCGACCTCCAGGTCGTATGCGACCGCCTCGCCATTGCTGATCCGCGCCGGGAAGCCCGAGCGCACGGGCACCCACGCCTCACCGGCATACGCCCGCTCGATCGTGCAGTGTCCACGATCACCGGCCACGCCGATGCCGCGCACCAGCACACCAGGGCGCATCTCATCCGCGACGGCCTCCACGCTCTCGGCCGAGATCGTGACGGTACGTGGCGGCCCTGTCGTCCTCATCGGCGCATCGCCCTGCCTGCGGTGGCGACGATCTTGCCGAAGCGGTGCCCGTCGACCTCCACATGTAGCCCCACCAGTGCGGCCCGCACCTCGGCGCCGACCGACACCGGAGACGGGCGCTGATCCACTGCCACCCCGTGCGCCTGCGCAGCGGCATACGCCTGCTGCGAGGCATACCGGCCTTGCAGCTCGCCGGCGGCATACTGCCGCGCCGTGGCCGCCGCCAGCAGCCAATCCGGCATCCCCAGCAGCTTCCCCGCGTCCCGCCAAATCCGCACGTTCCGGTCACGCTCAGCCGGCAGGCCGGAAATGTATGCCTCCCAGCCGGTCTTCCGCTCAGCCCACAGGGCATACGTGCCGCCCTTGGCGATCTGCGGCACCCGCGGCACCGCCTGCCCCGTGGCGAGCGAGATGCCGCCCCCGGCGTACGCGCTGACGCCGCCCTGCATCAGGGCGCCCCGCTCCCGCGGGATGTTGTGCGAGATCGAGCTGACGATCACCGACGAGCCGACACGCCGCGGGATCGCGTCCAGCGCCGCCTTGACCCGCCACGCCGCATTAGCCGCCGCATCCGCACCCGACACCGTGATCTGAGACGACCACGACTTCGGGATCGAGCGGATATTGGACTCCACGCCCCACGCCGCCTTGGCCGATTCCGCGGCGCCCGGCGCAGAGAAGGGGGTCACCACCTCATCCGGGACCATCTCGTAAAAGTGCGTCGTCGTCGCCGCCTGCTCCTGCGACGCCACCGACCCCGGGGTATCAAAGATCGTCGAGACCCGCTTCGGCGCACCGAAATACGTGCTGATCAGGTCCTCGGTGGCCTTTTGCGATTCCGCGACCCCGGCCGCGGTGAAGAGCGTGTCCACCTCATCCGGGATCAGCCCCATGCTGTCCGCGAGCTTGTTCGCCTCGCCAGCACTCATGTCCGCGTCGTCAGCGAAGTCGAGGAAGGCTTTCCGCCCGCGGTCCAGGATGCCCGCGAGCTCGGACGCCGACGCGCCAGCCTCGGCTGACTTGGCCGCCCACTCGACCGTGGAGGACGCGATGCGGTCCAGCGCCGCCTCATTCGCGCGGCCCGCCTCAGTGTGAGTGTTGAGGGTCTTGCCGTTCTCCTTGAGCGCGGCCGTCGCGTCGTCGATGGCGGCCTCGAAGTCCCGCGCGGACCCACGCTGCCCGAGCAGTTGCGCGCCCAGGTCGGAGACCGATTGCGCAAGGTCGCTGATCGCCTGCTGGGCGTCCTCGGCGGACCGGGCCGAATCGTTGACCGATGCACCGAAGTCGTCCACACCGGCTGTGGCGCCCGAGGCGGAGGACCCCACCTGCTTTTGCTGGTTGGTGACGGCCGCCAGCGCCTCCGCGTACTGCGGGAAGCGTTTCGCAAGATCTTCGGTGGACGCCCCGGCCTCACGCGCCTTAGTGGCCAGCATTTCGTACATGCGGGCTGCGCCGTCGGCGTTTCCACCGGAAGCCATCTGCGACAGAACGCTGTCGACGTTCTGGAATTGGCGGTTCACGTCGTCGACGTCGCTGGTCAGGTCGACCATTCCGAGACTTATCGTCTTGACGAATGCGTCACCCTTGCTGGCCGCCTGAGACAACACGTCCGGATCAAACGCCGTCTTCATTAGCGCATCAATCGACGTGACCGGACCCTCTATGCCGAGCAGGCTTGTGTTTGTCTTGGCGATCCACTCGTTGAGCACCCGCGCCGCGTCCGCGCCCTCGGTCATCGACTTGGCGATCTGCTCGTAACCGAACTCACCGCCGCCGCCCTCCAGTGCGCTCAGCGCCGCCCCGGCGACCGCCACAGCTGCGAACGCCTTACCCGCCTCGACCGCGGCGCCCCGCATCTTCCCGATGCCGGCGGCGGCCCGCGGGCTCTTACTCGAAATGTGGTCGATCGCCCGGGAGAAGTCTTGGCCGACCGATACCACCTTGGCGACCCCGGCCGCGGCGAGGATGCCGGCGGACCCAATGCCGGTGATCGCCAGGCCAGCGTCCCGGACCGGGGCAGGCAGGTTGGCGATACCGGTCGCGATGGATGCGATTCCCTCGGACACGGCCGCGATGCCGGGCGTAAGGGCGTCGCCAAGGGTGATCGCGGCGTCGCGGATGTTGTTCCGGGCGACCTGGATCTTGGCTGCGGTGGTCTCGGCGCGCTTGGCGTACTCGGCCTGCAGGGCGCTGTTCGCCGACCACGCCTGCTCGCCGTCCTTGAGGGATTGCGTCAGCAGGTCGCCCGCGCCGGCCATCTTCAGTAAGGCGGAGGTGACGCGCACGTCGGACTGCCCGAGGTCGTCGAGCACCGTGAAGACGTCGCCGCCGGTTTGCTGGATGCGGCCGAGCCCTTTGACGAAGAGGTTCATGGCGTCGGCCGGGGACTCGGAGAATGCCCGCGCGAAGTCGTCCGCGCTGATGCCGGCGACCCGGGCGAAGCGCTCCAGGTCGTCGCTGCCGGTCTTGACGGCCTTGGACATGTCGATCAGGACATTGCTGATCGCGGTGCCGCCGGCCTCAGCCTCGATGCCGACAGAGGAGACCGCGTTGGCGACGCCGAGCAGGTCGGCCTCGGTCATCCCGACGACCTTGGCTGCGCCGGCGATCCGGGAGGACATGCTCAGGATGTCGCGCTCGGTGGACGCCCCGTTGTTGCCTAGCGCCACAAGGGCATTGGCGAATCGGTCGACCCCGGCGGCGCCTTCGCGGTCGAGAGTGCCCATGACATTGCTGATCTGTGCGATCGAGGTGGCGGCCTCGTCCGCGGTGAGGTTGGTGGTCTCGCCGAGCTTGATCATGGTCTCGGTGAAGCCGACGACATCCCCGGTTTTGACGCCGAGCTGACCGGCCGCCTCGGCGACGGCCGCGATGTCGTCGTGCGTCGCGGGCAGGGTCTTGGCGAGCCCGCGAAGCGAGTCCTCCATCTCCTGCCCGGCGCCGGCGACCGACTTGGTGACCCCGGCCCACGCCGACTCCCAGTCGACCGCGGCCTTGCCGGTGGCGACGAGCGCCGCGCCGACGACGAGCGCGCTATGTGTGGCGGCCTGGGCGGTCTCGTCGAACGCCTTGCGGCCCGCGCGCTGTGCGTCGGCCGCCTGCTTGGCCGCCGCTGCCTGCTCACGCTGGACGCGGGTCGCCTGCCTGGCTGCGGACTCGGTCTTGCGCCCGACGCCGGCGGCGGCCTCGCCCGCGCGCTCCATGTCGGCAATGAAGGACTTGACCTCGGCCTCGAGGACCGCCTTGGTGACGCGATTGACGCCGGACACCTACTCACCCCTTCGGCCTCGATGGGGTGTGCTACATCGCCGCTATGCGCGCCTCCATTGCGTCCCGCTCGGCCTGCGCCCGCGCGGGGTCGAAGGCTAGCGGGTCGCGGGCTATCTCGCCGTCGGGGAGCAGCGCGAAGGCGAGCATGGTCTCGGGGCCGGTGTCCTTGTGCTCGGCGTAGAAGGCCGCTCGGGCGGCGGTGACGTGGCACGTGGTCACGCGCGCCTGCCACCGGCCCTCGGTGTCCTCGTCGCTGCAGACATCCAGCGGTGACCCGCACTGCGGGCACAGCGTCTCGCGGTGCGTCTCGTAGGCCAGGTGGAGGTCCCGGTCGGTGTCGCCCCACTCGGGCCAGGGCAGCCCGAGGAAGCGGCTTACCGGGACGCGGTATCGGTCAGCTACTTGGAGCGCGCGGAGGAGCGGCGCTGCCCGCGGTTGCCGGAGCGCCGCTGCGAGAAATCCGCGCGGAAGATACCCGACGACTGCGACTCTCTGCTGTTGACGAAAGCCATGGCGGTCATCAGCTTGCGCACCTCGCCCTCGGCGCCGGCGTCGGCCATCTGACGCAGCGCGGCGCCGGTCACCCCGGTCGGGACGACGATCTGCCTGGCGAGCTGCTCGTAAAGCAGCGGCTCGCGCACCTCGTAAGCCAGCTCGGTGATATCCCGAGCCTCATCCTTGGTCAGCGTGACGCCGAGTGCTGCGGCAGCCTTGATGCGCAGGTCGACGATCCAGTCGGTCGAGCGAGCCTGGACCTCCCACCACGTCCCGCCGTCCTCGTACTCGCGGCGCAGCGCCTCGAAGTCGTCGATCAGCGGGTCGACGTTGGTGCCCTCGGGTGCGGCCTCGATGCGCCCGGCTAGTGCCCGCATCCGGGGGATGAGGTCACCGCCGCGATAGACCAGCACGGCCTCGCGGAATGCGCGCACGCCCGCCAGGAAGTCGGCAACGTCGAAGTCCTCGACCTTCGCCTTGGGGGTGGTGTCGACGTGCGTCACCGCGGTCGGCTCGTCGTCGTAGAGGGCGCGTCCTGCGTCGGACATGGGGTGTTGCTCCTTCGGTGAGCCGGTGAGTTGGTGGCGAGAACCCTGGCCGCCGCGCCTCACCGGTGCGCGACGGCCAGGGGGTCAGCGGTGAGGCGTCAGGCCCCGGCTGCGACAGTGCGGAAGGTCCAGAAGTCCTCGACGGCGGTCGGCACCTCATACGAGATGTATGCCTCGGTGCTCGGGTCGCGCAGGTAGTCGACCGTGAAGCGAGCGCCGATGCGAATCTCCTCGGCGGCGACCCACGCCGTGGTGGCGGGCTTGTCGGTCTTGCGCATGTAGGCCCACAGCGTGGTGCCTCGGGTCATGACCGCCTGGAAGAGCGCGTCGTCGGCGGGGTCGATTCCGCCGGCTTCGAGGTAGTAGCGCCAGAGCGTGAAGGCCAGCTCGGCGTTGGAGTCGGTGAACGCCTCTTCGTTCGACCCGCACAGCGCCTTGGCGCTGGCCGTGCCGGACGCGGTCGGGGAGAAGCGGAAGCCGTCCGAGAGGACCTTCTTGCACGCCTCGATCCCAGCATTGAGCTCGGCGACCGTCGGGGCCGCCTCGTTGGCGGGCTTGGTCGTCAAAATGGTCAGCTTGATCTTCTTGTCGGCGAGGACACGCTTGCCCATCGTCATGCCTCCTTAGTGGCGGGGTCGTCTTGCTCGATGTCGAGGTCGACGGCGTCGCCCTCGTGTGCGGTCTCGCCGGTGCTTGCCGCAGCTTGTGACGCCTCGCGGGCGCGCTGCTCGATGGCGGCGCGGAAGCGGGGCGTGAGGGTGAATCCCTTGCCGAGGGTCGGGTGACCCAGCCACCGGCTCGGGATCTCCTGGATGCCGCCCGCGCGGTTGCGCACGGGCACGAATTCGGGCAGGTCGGCCAGCGACAGCTCGGGGCTGTCGCCGGCGGCCCTGTCGGCCTCGCGTCGGGTCATGGGGTGGTGCCTCCTTCGGGGAGCCAGATAAGACCAGTCCACAGCAGCGGCGAGTAGTGCCGGCTGGGGGTGAGTGCGGTGTCGTGCCGCACGGGGCCGGGGTCGTAGCCGTCCGGCTCGGACAGCGGGCCGGTGCACAGGCCAACGACGCCCGGCTCCGCGTCGGTGAGGGCGGCCCGGACGCGGTCGATAGCCCGCAGCGCGCGGGCAATGTCGCCGCCGGCGGCGGTCACCTGGAAGGTGAGTCGAACCTGATCGGACGGCCCGGACAGCGACACGCTGCGCCGGTTGCCGGGGGAAGGGTAGAGCGCAGCATACGGGCGGGCCGCGCCGTCCTCGTCGGCGACGGCAAGCGGCTCACCCAGGAACGCGCCACCCTGCCCGATGCGCCCAGCCAGCAGCGCAAGGACGGCGCTGTAATAGCCGTCAAGCGGGATAGTCAGGGTCACCCGAGCATCCCGCCCATGAGCCGGTCGAGGGCGTCCGCCCACTCGCCGACGTGCCGGTCGTAGGCCGGGCCGAGGTGGGCGTGCGGCGCCATCGTGGAGGTGCCGTACTCGACGTATGCCGCGTAGCTGGCAGTGGCGCCGACGGTGGCGCTGATGCTGGCGGCGCTGACGTCGATGTCGGTGCCGATGCTGGCTCGGAGGTTGCCGGTGTCGACGGGAGCGAACGCCTTGGCGTCGCGTTCGATGTCGCGGGCTGACTTCTCGGTGGCGATCGCCGCGGCCCGGAACGTCCGCGGCCCCACCTCGGCGA